TTGAGCAGGAAGCCTTGCAGATCACGATGCACAAGCAGGCGCTGATCAAGCAGGAGTACGAACTCAAGATTCTGATCGTCGCTCACTACGGTGAGAGCGTTTACAACGAGATGATCATGGAGCGCATCCGGCTGAAGAAGGAGCGCGAGAAGAAGGAGCGTGAGCACCGCCTGCGACAGCAGGAGTTCATGCTCAACTTGAAGTACGGGGCAGGCATTGCCTTCGTGGCAACCGCCCTGATTGGGGTGGGTTACTACTTACTCGACAAGGTACAGCAATGAGTTTCAGGAAGCCGCCGGAAGGCGCAAGCCGTTCAGAGAGGGAGGCCCATGTCAAGGCTCTTGCTGCGGTTTCTATTAGCCTGCTTGCTCTACTCCTTGCTGTTACAAATTACTTTGCCGGAAGGAACTCCTCTGCGGTTCTCAATGGAACCATAGAGTCCAACAACCTGTGGGCGTGGTATCAGGCCAAGAACGTCCGGGCGACCATCTACGAGGTCACCAACAACGAGCAGAAGGCCACCAAGCAACGCGCCGACATGGACGAGATCATGGAAAAGGCCCGTGCTGCTGAAGCCAAGCGCGACGCTGCCAAGGCCAAGTCTTCCTACTACTCTTACTCCGGCATGGCGCTGCAACTGGCCATCGTCCTGTCCTCTGCGGCCATCCTGGCCGTCACCCTGAGCCTGTTCTACGCCTCCATTGGCGTGGGGGCAGTCGGGGTGCTTCTGTTCTTCTTTGCTCTAGGAGCCTGAGATGCTGTCGCTTCTTTCCACCCTTGGAGGTTTGCTCCTCTCGGGCCTGCCCAAATTGCTTGAATACTTCCAGAACAAGGCAGACCAAGCCCATGAGTTGCGCCTAGCCCAGGTTCAGACCGAGCGCGAACTTCAACTGGCCGCAGCAGGTTTTGCCGCCCAGGCACGGATGGAGGAGATTCGCACTGAGCAGGTGGCGATGGAAACCGACGCCCGGATGACCGAGGCGGCTCTGGCGCACGACCAGAAGATCATGGACAAGGCTTCCCGGTGGGTGGTTAACTACACCGGCACCGTCCGGCCCACGGTTACCTACATCTTCGTCTTTGAGTTGGTGGCCATCAACGCCTTCATGGCGTGGTATCTGTGGAACCATCCGACGCTCATCCAAAGCATGGATGACATCATCCTGTACTCTGACCTGATCTTCTCCGCTGATGAGATGGCGATCCTCGGGGGCATCATCGGCTACTGGTTCGGTTCTCGCCAGTGGAGTAAGAAGTGAAACTGAGCAAGGCGGGCGAGGACCTCATGCACAAGTATGAGGGCTTTAGGAGTAAACCCTACCTTTGCCCTGCCCACATCTGGACGATTGGCTATGGCCACGTCCTGTACCAAGAGCAGATCAGGCTCCCGGTCATCCGCAAAGAAGGGTATACCGGGATGCTCCGCAACGAGTTCCCCCTGAAGCCGGAGGACAGCCGTGTCTGGACTAAGACGGAGATCGACGAACTATTCCGTAATGATGTCGGGACTTTTGAACGTGGTGTTCTTCGACTTGTTCCCGGCGTATCTGGCCGTCAAGGCTCTTTTGACGCTCTGGTCAGTTTTGCCTTCAATGCAGGGCTAGGCAACTTGCAGCGCAGCCAGATCAGGATGCGGGCCAACCGGGATGACTGGAACGGAGCGGCAGATGCTTTCCGCCAGTGGACGATGGGTGGTGGCAAAGTCCTGCCGGGTCTGGTAAAACGCCGCGAGGCAGAGATTGCCCTTTTCTTGTCTTGACACGAGAATACGGTTATGCCACTCCAGAAAATCCTGTTTAAGCCCGGAGTCAACCGCGAAAACACGCGGTACACCACCGAGGGTGGATGGTATGACTGCGACAAGGTTCGCTTCCGTCAAGGCACGCCGGAGAAGATTGGCGGCTGGCAGCGCATTTCGGCCAACACGTTTCTTGGGGTGTGCCGTTCGCTGTGGAACTGGGTGACGCTGGGCAGTTTGAATTTGGTGGGTGTCGGTACCAACCTGAAGTTTTACATTGAGCGAGGCGGTGCGTACTTTGACATCACGCCAATCCGTGCAACAGTCACGATCAACAACAACCCGTTTGCACTGACCGCCTCGACCACGGTCACGGTTACGGATACAGCGCACGGTTGTATCACGGGGGACTTTGTAACCTTCAGTGGGGCAGTGGACATTGGTGGTGTTGGCACAAACGTGACCGCCGCCGTCCTAAATCAAGAGTTTCAGGTCACGGTTTTGACCGTTGACACCTACACCATCACGATTTCTGTAGTGCCTAATGCCACAGCCATCGCCGGTTCTCCTGGTGGTGGCGCTGCGGTGGTTGCCGCGTATCAGTTAAACACCGGTTCAGCCGCAGCCATCCCGCTTACTGGATGGGGCGCGGGCGCATGGAGTGCGGGGACTTGGGGGTTTGGCGGCACTTCAAACACGGCCATCCGTCTTTGGAGCCAAAACAACTGGGGTGAAGACTTGGTTTTTGGTCCTCGTGGCGGGGGCATTTACTACTGGGACGCAACGACCGGTGTTGGCGTGCGTGGCTACGACTTGGCCACCGCTGTTGGGGCATCTGATGTACCCACCGTACAAAATGGCGTCTTCGTGTCAGACGTGAATCGGTTTGTGCTTGCTTTTGGCTGCAACGACTACGGCTCCTCGACGCTTGATCCCATGTTGATCCGATGGTCAGCACAGGAAGATGCGCTTGACTGGACGCCTGTTGCTACTAACCAAGCTGGAAGTGTTCGCCTGTCTCACGGCTCAGAAATAGTGACTGCGGTGCAGGCCCGTCAGGAAATCGTGGTGTTTACCGACTCCTCGCTGTACTCGTTGCAATACCTTGGGCCGCCGATTGTTTGGGGTACGCAGCTTCTTGGCGATAATATTTCTATCGTCGGACAAAACGCCGCTTGCATTGCTTCGGGCGTGGTGTACTGGATGGGCGTGGATAAGTTCTACGCCTACGATGGCCGAGTGCAGACACTCAACTGCGATGTGCGCCGGTATGTTTTTAGTAACTTCAACCAAGCACAAGCGGCGCAGGTTTTTGCCGGTACGAACGAAGGCTTCAACGAAGTCTGGTGGTTCTACTGCTCAGCCAACTCTACGACGGTGGACCGCTACGTTGTCTACAACTACGTCGAAAAAATCTGGTATTACGGCACGATGGCCAGAACAGCGTGGCTTGATTCCGGCCTGCGCGACTACCCGATGGCGGCTACCTATAACTCCACAACGCAAACGGGACTTTTGGTCAATCACGAGCAGGGCCTAGACGACAACGAAACAGGCACGCCCGCGCCGATCTTGGCCAACATCTCGTCGTCTGAGTTCGACATCGGTGATGGCCACAACTTCGGGTTTGTGTGGCGGATGCTACCTGACATCACGTTTGAGAACTCCACCGCAGGCTCGGCCACCGTTAACATGACGCTCTATGGGCTGTACAACTCGGGCTCTGGCAGTATTGACAGCGCGGGCGCTCCTGTGGTCAAGGGATCAACCTACGTGATTACCGAGGAATTCACGGGTCAGATTTACACCCGCGTGCGTGGGCGGCAGATGATCTTCAAGATCGACTCCAACACGCTTGGCACGACGTGGCAGCTTGGCGCACCACGGATCGACATTAGGCCGGATGGACGCAGATGAGTTTCATCATTGAAGATGCAATCGTCCCTGCGCCTCCCAATCTGCCCCTGGCGCCCACTGCGTACGAGTCGCGTTACCACGAGCAGTTCAACAATGTCCTGCGCCTGTACTTCAACCGACTCGACGCACTGCTAAGGCAAATTGTGACGACGCCATCCCCCATCCCAGTCTCTATCGGCGGCACCAACGTAGACGCCTTCGGGCGGGTGCGGGTCAGCAACCCGCTGACCTTGTTCGACTCGTCCCATCGCTACGCGGACAACAACCTGTGGGTCAACAGCATAACCGGCACCGCAGCGGCAACGTTTAACGCCAATGAAGGTCTGATGGACCTGACGGTTGGCTCGGCCAGTGGCGACCAGATCATTCGGGAAACCATCAAAGTCTTTTCGTATCAGCCGGGTAAGAGCCTGTTGGTGATGAACACGTTTGTGTTTGGCACTGCCAAGGCCAACCTGCGCCAACGTGCGGGCTATTACGGTGCAGCCAACGGCCTGTACTTTGAACGTGATGGGCTTGACCTGTATTTCGTTGAGCGCAGCAGCGTCACCGGAATGGTGACCAACACCCGTGTGGCGCAGGCAGATTGGAATCAAGACCCACTCAACGGCACGGGGCCGTCCGGTATCACCCTGGATGCCTCTAAGGCGCAGATTCTCTACATGGACGTAGAGTGGCTTGGTCTTGGCACGGTGCGGCTTGGCTTCATTATTGATGGGGTGTTCATACCGGCGCACAACTTTAACCACGCCAACCTTATCACCACGACCTACATCACAACTGCATCGTTGCCACTGCGGTATGAGATGACAAACACAGGCGTGACTGCCAGTGCAAGTACGCTCAAACAGGTGTGCTCGACCGTGATCTCTGAAGGCGGCTACGAGTTGCGCGGCGCTCAATTGACTGCCGGAAATACCATTACGAGCCCCCGCACACTGACCACTGCCGGTACGTTCTACCCCGTGGTGTCGATCCGTTTGAAAACGACCCGGCTAGACGCAATCGTCATTCTGACGGCTATATCTATTCTGGGCATCACCAACAACGCCAACTACAAGTGGGAAGTTGTGGCGTCTGGCACCACAACGGGCGGCACTTGGGTCAGTGCAGGCACAAACTCCGCAGTTGAGTACAACATCACCGGCACGGCGTTCACCGTGGGCA